AAATGTGCAAAAAATCCAGTGTTTGAGCTACCAGCACCTTGGCCGTCATCTCTATAAAGAAACGCAAAATTACTACCTGGTAACGGAGCCTCTTCAGAAATAGCTCCGTCGGTAATGTCAGTACTTACAATTTCAAATTGTGTTGATTTACCGTCAACACTTTTAGTAAAACCAAAAACCGGAACATCGGTATTAATTCCGTTTACTCTATATTGCTCTGCACTTATACCATTTACTGTGTCTTTTTTGTTTGGGCGGCCAACAACACCGTTTACTGGAAGTGCAGAATTAAGAACTTTAATAAACTGCTCGTACCAATCTTGATTTGAAATATCGTTCCATATAACTGTCTGGCCAGATAAGTTAGTACCATTTGAATCATATATTTCTTCAGTAGAACTAACTGTTTCAAATTTCAATAATCCATTTGCTGCTTGGTTACGTTTAGGGTTATAAGAAAGCAATCTTGCTAAACGTAATACGCTCTCACGGCGTTCTGCTAGTTCTAAGAAGTTTTCACGAGCATTTAAGTCAATGCGGAAGCTAATATTTTGACCTAAGAAAGCAATAAGATCAATCAATGCTAGGTATTCACTAGACTCTACATAATCATTAAAGTCTTCTGGGTAATTTTCTCGTAAATACGAAATCATTGTTCGACGTAGATTATCAAAGTCAAAACTTTGGAAATCTGCGTTACGGAAAGACTGATAGACTCGCTTCCAATCTTCCGCTAGTAATAATCTATTTTGTCTATCAGTAGTCGACATACTTGCTTCCTTTTATGTGTTACAGTATTTATTAGAATTAGATAAGTGCGTATATAATTCTTTAAGTTAAAATTGAATTATCTTCATCAAATTTCATACGCATACTTTCTGATATATTGTACGTCAAATAAGTTAGTGTGCATTCTATTATAATGCCGCTTTCGTATGTGTCTACCGTGACTTGCTCTACTTGTACCCGAGGGTCGTAATTAATAATGTCTGTAACATTACTTGAGATTGCATCTCGTAAATTTTCGGTCATAGGTTCAAATAATACGTCCCAAATAACAGTGCCAAATTCAGGATTTTCTAATTTTTCGCCTACACGAATGTGAAAATGATTTATAATATCTTGTTTTATAAGAGCAATATCATAAAGATTGAAGCCAGTATTTTCAGGATTTGTTGTTGAGATACCTCTATAAGCACGACTTGCAACAGGCGCAATAGGTCGTTTATTACCCTTTACAGTTATATCTTTGTATAGTTTTTTCTCTTGTGTGCTCATAACTATATTTACCTTAAATTTATTGTGCGCCAGCTACGTTAGGATCTACCCGGTTTCCAGCTTCAATGTTTGTGCCTGCTGGCTCAGTTGTAATGCTTGCTACTGGAACTAAATCTCCAGTTATAATTTTACTTGCAAATCCCTTACCTAAACCAATGCGGTTAGTAGTTTCTTTGCCACCTTGGTTTGCATAGCCAACTGCTTTACGGAATTGCTCTCCTAGTGTACCAAAGTTAGCACTAGTCCAAGTTATACTTTTTGATTGAATATATGCACACGCAATTTTTACAGCAATTTCTGGATCGTTTACAAGATCAGGGTTGTCAACAATTTGTCGAACACCTGCTTTTCCGCCGTATGTTTCATAATTCCCTTTAAATGTTAACTGAATTAATCCTCTACCACGGTATTTGTATCCTTCGTTTTGTGCATTTCCATAACGATTGCCGTAAATAGTATTACCAATAGCAGCAGGACCTGCTGCTGCAAGTTCTTGTGCAAATGCATCTGTTTTAACACGAGTTGGAAATACTCTTCTTAGAGTAGAAGCTCTATAATTTAAGTTTTCGCTTCTTGGTTTAAATCCACACTCTGCTTGTATTTGTGCCATTGCCATACCTAATGCTTCTGCATTACCCGCAGTTTCTCCTTCGGCTAGTCTGTTTGGATCTGCTGAGTTTAATGCATTAACAGGGTCTAGTCCTATCTTTTTAATAAGCTCACTTAAAAAGAATTGCTGCAATAATGTAACTTCGACTGGTTTAGCAGGTTGATTACCAACAGGTCCTACTTGGCCTGGAACAACTGTTTGCGGGCCATTAATATTTGCTGCACTAACTGTTTGTCCCGTAGCAGCACCACTTCCAGCTAAGTCAGAATCACTAGCAAGTTGCGGAGTTGATTCTCTTAGTGAAGGACTTGGCGAGTCGCTTGCTTGTGTAAAGTTTGGACCAAATGTTCCTGGATCTAAATGCTCGTGTCCTGTCCACGGTTCGTGTACTGGAACACGCACTGGCCATAGAGCTGGTGCTGCAACTAGTGCTGTTGCTGCGGTTGCTGCATCACCAGCTGTTGCTGCGATTGCTGCTGCTGGACCATTCATATGAATTTCTGTACCAGTTTGAGTTATGTTGCCAGATGCATTAATATCTGTAGCTGCACCAGATGTAAGATAGTTATATCCGCCGGTGCTTAGATCTAAGTTTGCTTGTGTATCTTTTCTATCACCTACAGTATTAGTACTAAGTGTTGCAGAATTAGTTTCAGTATGTGCGCCTGTTGTAGTTACATCTAATGTTGCGTTATTTGATATAGTATGAGCACCGGTAACTATTGTGTTGCGTGTAGCACCTACAAATAGCTTTTGGTCTGCACCAACATAGATATCATTGTTTGCACCAACATCTAATTTATGATCTACTCCAACTTTAACATCACTATTATTTGAAACAGTAAGTTTGTAATCTCTACCAGAGTTCATATTAATGTCACGGGCAGCAGTCATATTAATATCTCTATCAGCACTTATGTTTAAATCGTTTTGAGTTCTAATACTAATACTATCTTGTGCATAGATATCAATCTTGCCATTGCCTGTTAATTCAATCCACGAAGATCCATTAGCATTTGCAATGTAAATTAAATCTTCGGAGTTATGCATTAAAATTTGGTGGCCTGTACGAGTACGTAATCTTACACATTCGCCTTTGGGGATAGTTTTTATTCCAGTAGTTGCTTGCGGATCTGCAATAACATCAGTGTAGACCATTGCATCTTGGCTAGCATAACTATTTCGTATATATCGCTCATCACCATCGTCCATTACAAAACTAGAGCCACCTAGAATGCTTGTAAACGTTTGAGTACTAGATTCCGAAGTTCCTATAGAACTTTGTGGTGCACCGTCGCGCTTATCACGCGGCCCTGGTGTCGATATACCAAATGTACTGCTTGGTAAATTGCGTCTACTTGAACTATTAGCAGGTCCTCTAATGTCGTCATCAACAAGACCTTGCTTTCCTAATATAGTATAAAAATCTGTATTAACTGGTTTTTGATAATTTGACGGATTTGTACCAAGCCCTGATGATAATCTTTTATTATACTCACCGACTGGAAGTTTTTTAGTGCTGTCAGTATTATTATATTCCGACCCAGCCCAAGGATCCGGAGTCATCCAATTTTGATATGTGTCTTGAATACATCCAATCCAGTATCCTCTTGCAATATTTCCTTCTGCAAACATAACAAGAACTTTTGTTCCTGGACTCGGAGGTACCATCCACATACCGTAGCTTTTTTGCGTACCTTGGAAATCGTCCTTAGTAGTCGTTGCATTAATTGGTGTTACTCCTGCAAATGGAGTCATATATTGAACTGTAACAATTTGTCCAGACCGCTCTGACTGGTTACCTGCTGAACTATTTTTTAATAACTCAACCTGCAACGATCCCATTCTTTTAGGATCTAGATGAGATACTACAAGAGCTTCATAGGGTCCTGGACTTATTACTAGTGATTGTCTACTTGAACGTCCGTCTACTGCCATCTATATTTCTCCATTAAATTATTCCTTAGACCGGTCCTGGAGGACCTACGAACGCTGTCGAAGTTGTCTCAGTAGCCGATGCTGGGGTTATAACATTTTTGTCTACATTCCCTTCAGGTCCTGATACTACTGCTTTATTTTCATCGCCAGCTACGCCAGCAATATTCGCATCGTCTTGTTTTTTCCTTCTAAGCAAACTTAAAACTTGAGTAAACTTTCCGCCTGAAAAAGTATTTTGAACAGTTAACACCTTATAAAGACCACTAAACTGTCCTACAGGCTCGGTACCTCTTTGAGGAAATGTCATTCCGCCATCATCATTGTAATCAATTGGTGTTCTAAAATTAACATCTACTTCAACTTCGCTACGTTGATAATCCATTGAACCGTCTGAAGTGTACCCTCTAGCAGCAGCAGGCGAACTATAATTTCCTAAGCCGCTATCTGCTAGATAATAAGGATCGCCTAAAACAGTCAAATCCATTGTAATCATATCAACAGCACTATTTACTATCGCGTCATTGAACATTCTTGAAACTTTGACTGCTGGTGATTCTACCCCGCCGCCGCCACCGCCGCCGGTGCCAGAATTATTAACATCTTCTAATGTAGAAGGATCAGAAAATCCACTACCTTCGGTATTACCGTCTGCCGGTACATAAGTTTCCGGAGTGCTGGCGTTTGCGCTGTCTCTAGCAACATTTTTTGCATCACCGCTGCCGTTTATATTAGGCTGTAGTGCATTGTAAAAAGCATTATTAAAATTAATATCAAAATCTATAATATCGTCATTTTTTCCAGTATAGATATAATCATATCGCTTTGCGGCTTGCTTCTTACGTTTTTCTAATCCAACTGAAGGTTGTGAAGTACCACTAAACACACTACTATGGACTTTATAAGGAACTACTGCATAAACATATACTTTAGGATTTTCACCTGTTGTTTTTCTTACCGACTCGTCGGGTATTAAAAATGTTTGTGTGTGTACTCTAAACCAATCTATCATTCCGTCGCCGTCGGCTTTAAGTTGAGTTGCAGATTCTTTTGCATAAGCACTTAATATAACAACTTCTTCAATAATTTGTTCAATACTAGTACTTTTAGGAAATGTTAAAGTTCTAAAGTTTTTTGATATCGTAACTTCGTCTGTTTTAAAATTACCGTTTTCATCCTTTACATATGCTTCCTGTCCAAACGGTACTGCGCCGCCTTCTGCCATAGACTGAGCTATTACCGACTTTCCTATGTTGTTAGACAATTTAGTACTTTCAGCAAATCTTCTAATGTTAGAGGAAATATTATTATTTGTTATGTACAGCTCTTTAAACTTATTAAATTGTTCTTCTATTGCCTGCCTACCTGTAGGGTCTAAATTATTAAAGTTATCTACACCTTTTTGTTTTCTATAAAACTCTTCATTTGTCATTGACGCAGTTTGAGATTCTGGCGCACCTTGTAGATTACCTATTCCTAAACTAGATTTTAATTCTTCAGGAAACATAATAAAATATTCATCTTTAGTTGCAGCAGCAGTTTGGCCTTCGGCTACTGTTCTAATACGTTTGTTTATCTCATTAGTCAAACTACTAGGACCTTTTTGTAATAGTTCAAGAACACTATCACCAGTTATTGAAATATCAGACTTAGTATACTGAGTTACATTACTCAACGCAGATTCATTCCAAGCAAATGCCGAAACACCATATTGGCTGCCTCCGGAGTTTACTTCAAATTCTACATTAGCAAGTTTTATTGGAAATACTCGTCGAGCTAATGCTCCGGCATTCATAGGATTGCCGTCATCATCAAACCCTTTGAAATCAATAATTAATGCATAAGGCGCTTTTAAATAATCACGGTGTCCAGCTTTTAATGCAGCTACCATCATTGATTGTAAAAACAATCCCATACTGTATGGCTCGTTTACTTTAAAGGAAAATGAAGTTGCATTTGAAGTTCGAGTTTGTGAAGTAGGAGCAATAAT